ATGAGCGCGCCTATGTCAAAACTCATCCGCGTTTCTGACAACGCCACTGCCGCTGATGCGGTTTTCTTCTGGGTCGCGATAGCAATTATCCTTGCCGTGATGTTCTCGGCACAGGTGGCATTCATTGCAGCTTTCATAGTGAGGGCAGCATGACCAAGCATGTTGTTATTGGCTTGCCGGAAGTCGTCAAACCTGTTTTCCAGTATATCAAGCTCTCTGACATCGATATTCCTGAAGATCGCGCTCGCGAACTGGATATGGATTGGGCGAAGGCGCTGGCGTTCATGATTGCCGCGCAGGGGCTGATCAATCCGATCACCGTGCGCATGGTTGATGGCCGCCCGCGCCTCGTGACCGGCCTGCATCGCCATGCTGCGTTTGGCCTGCTTGAGTGGGAAACCATTCAGGCGCGCATTTCTAACGCTGCGACCGATGATGAAGCCCGCCTTGAAGAAGTGATGGAAAATCTTGGTCGCAATGAACTGAAGGTTCTCGATCGCTGCCATCATCTTTTCGAGCTAAAGCAGGTGCATGAGCGTCTGTATCCAGAAACGAGAAATGGCGGCGACCGTGGAAATCAGCACACGGGTGGCAGAACGCAAAAATTTCGTTCTGGCAAGGACAGTGAAGAAATCTTTGGGTTTGCGGCATCGACAGCGGAGAAAACCGGCTTTTCGCGACGTTCGATAGAACTTGCCGTAAAAATCTGGAAAGACCTTTCGGTTGCATCGCGTCAGCGTTGCGCAGGCACGTGGCTTGCCGATCATCAAGCGGGACTGAAACAGCTTTCCGAGCAGTCGCACACCGATCAGGCCAAGGTGCTGGATATTCTGTTTGGTGAAAAGCCACAGGCCACCAATGTGCCGGACGCTCTGACAATCTTGGTGAACGGGCGGGTTAAAACCCATCTGGAAAAGAAGATCGAGAAAACAGCGAACACGCTGAAGAGCTTGCCGAGCGAAGTTGCCGGAACGTTGGTCGTCTCTGACGCCGAAGCGCGCCTTGCCGACATGCAGAAGGGCATTGCCACGCTCAGCAAGTATTTTGGAAAGCTGGAAGACGACGAACTGGATAAGGTCGTTGCTGAGCACGAAGACCGCATCATTGCATCGCTCATGCGCCGGGGACGCATCTGATGATGAGCCGCCGCCGCGATCCCTTCACCCTTGATATTTTCCGCGATTATGAGCCGCCTGCCGATGTGGTCGTGCGTCACGATCCGGAGTTTTCAAAGGGCGGGTCGCTTGATGTGCAGATTTCGCGGGTGTTGTCCATGGCGATGGAACGCTCTGGAAAAACCCGCGAGGCAATTGCGGAAGAAATGTCGGCTTATCTGGGCAATCGCGTTTCCAAGGATATGCTGGACGGCTACGCCAGCCCTGCGCGGCGTGACCATAAGATCACGCTGGAGCGTTTTATTGCTTTGGTCGATGTGATCGATAGCCAGGAGTTGCTGGCCTTTGTCTGTTCCTTCCTCGGCATGGTGGCCGTGCCGGAGAAATACTCCGAAATCATCGAATTGTGGCGGCGCGAGCGAGCGATTGAAGAACATACTCGCGCCCGTGACGGCCTGTTGAGCAGCCTGCGAGGGTTGAAATGAATAGTCTTGGCCCTGTCAATCAGAGCAGAGCGATAGCGACCGTTCCGGTGAAGGAATGGTTCAGCGCGCAGGAAATTGCCGATGCATTGGTGCGGTTGCGTCTGACTGTTATGCCGCAGACCAAGCAGGGTGTCATTAATTACATCAAACGGAATGACTGGCATAGTTTTGCCGATCTTTATCGCGAACGCGAAGCGCGTGGCGGTGGTTTCGAGTATCATATTTCGCTTTTGCCGGATGCTCTGCGGGCTGCACTGCTGGCTGAACGCAGCACCGAAATCACCCTTGTCGAAACGCAGGCCAAAAAGAACCGCGAATTAGCGAAGAGGTCGGCGCTTTCAACAGCCACCCTGTCAGCTCGTCAGCGTGAGGTGATGAATGCGCGGGCTACCATCCTATCCGCCGTTGAAATGCTTCAGGTGCGCCACGGCATGTCGCAGCGCCAAGCTATTCAGGCATTCATTGCCGATCCAGATGCAGTCGGCATCTTCGACGCGCTGATCGTGACCGCGAATGACCGGGCAGCGAACCGCGCATCGTCACGAGCGGCAACTGTCAGCCGTGCGACCATCTATGACTGGTTCAAGAAGCGGGACGAAATCGGCCTTGGCGCGCTCGCACCCCTGCCGACCAAGGAAAAGCAGGAAATCCCTTCGTGGTTCTGGCAGTTCCTTCGTTTCTATGCGCAGCCGCAAAAGCCTTCTCTGTCAGCGTCGTTAGAAAAGTTTCTTAAGGTTTGGCCCGCTCATCTGGTTGCCCCGAACTATGATCAGGTGCGCCGTCTGATGACGCGTTTGGACGAAAGCTTTGGAACGCTGGAGCGCCATCGCGGTCGGGAAGGTTCGCTGACCCTGAAAAGCCGCATGGCCTATGTCATGCGTTCGACCGACGATTTGTTGCCGACATGCATTTACACGGCAGACGGCAAGACCTTCGACGCCGAGGTACAGCATCCGATCCACGGCCAGCCCTTCCGACCTGAAATCACGTCCGTGGTCGACGTAGCCACCCGCAAGTGTGTCGGCTTTTCGGTCGGCTTGGCGGAAAACACCATCGGCGTTGTCGATGCCTTGCGTCATGCCTGCGTGGAAAACGGCATTTGCGCGATCTTCTATGTGGATCGTGGACCGGGCTTCAAGAATGATGCGCTCGACAATCAGTTGACCGGCGTGATTGGCCGTCTTGGTATCACCAAGCTGCATTCACTGCCATACAATTCGCAGGCACGTGGCATCATCGAACGTTTCAACGGTTCGGTTTGGAACCCGCTCTCCAAAGAGTTCGACACCTATATCGGTGCCGATATGGACCGGCAGGCCAAACAGCGGGTGTTCAAGGAAACGCGGCGCGACATTAAAACGTTAGGAACCAGCCGCCGCCTGCCGTCTTGGGAAGAGTTTCTAACGGCCTGCCGGAATGCGATTGCTTCTTATAATGCAAAGTCGCACTCGGAATTGCCGGGCAAGATGTCGCCCAACCAGTATTGGGAGTATCACCAGTCCAAGGGTTTTGAGATCGTGCCGGTTCTGGAAGGCGAAAGCAACGATCTGTTCCGGCCATATGTGAAGCGCAAGACCAATCGGGCGCTCGTAGAGTTTCTTGGCAATAGCTATTTCCACCTCGATCTGGAGCGTTACCACGGCGAATACGTGCTTGTTGGTTACGACATTCACGACGCAGACAAGGTCTGGGTGCGCGAGATCGACCGTACCGGCGGCGAAGAGCTTATGGGGCGTCTGATCTGCATCGCGATCTATGCGGGCAATGAGGAGCGTTACGTTCCGCTCACCATGGAACAGGCTGCGCTCGAAAAACGCGCCAAGGCTCGCGCCAAGCGGCTCAACGATCATCTGGCCGAAGTGGAAGCGGAATTGTCGCCAACCCGGTTTATGGAGGCCAGCGCCGCCGTTTCCATGCCGATCATTGACGTAGCGCCGGAGCCAATATCCGCTCCGAATGTGGAAATTCTGGCCGACTATCAGAAGCCGGTTGAGCCGCAAGCGCCGAAGCGCCGTACGTTCGCGAGCGACGAAGAGCTCGCCGCTTGGGCGATCCAGAACCCCGAGAGTTTAACAAGTAATCAGGTTCGCGTCTTGCGCGGGTGCTTACAGCAGCCGTCCGCAATTGAACTCTTCCGATTGTCAGGCATCGACATGGACACGCTTCGAAACATCATCCGTGCCGCTGCCTGACAACCTCAACACACGAAGGAAAATACGCATGAAAAACCAGTTTGTCGAGACAGCCAATGTGAAGCGCTTTTTGGGTGCGTTGTCCGCGCTTGAACAGCGTGGCGCGCAGGAAGCTTGTCTCGTCGTCATTGATGGTCAGCCGGGACTTGGCAAGACCACAACATTGAAGCACTGGGTAGCGCAGAATGGGTGTGTGTATCTGCGCGCCAAGAAAGAATGGTCGCCAAGCTGGTTCATGAATGAACTCTTGGAAAATCTGCGCGTGACGCCGCCGCATTCCTTCGCGAAGAAATATGCCAAGGCGTTAGAGGAACTGGCGATGCGCCAGAATTCGGCCATGCTGGATCGCCGCACGTTCGGGCTGGTCATTGACGAGGCCGATCATATTTCCTCGAAATCCAGCATCCTCGAAACAATCCGCGATATTTCGGACATGATCGAGCTTCCGACCGTTCTCGTCGGCATGGGAAAGGTTGCCGACCATTTGGCGCGGTTCCCGCAGGTCGCTTCGCGTGTCTCGCAGCGGGTCAGCTTCCAGCCAGCATCCAAGGATGATGTCAAAGCACTGATCGCGGCGCGATGCGAGGTCAAGGTTGCTGATGACCTCATTGAGTTTGTGTTGAAGGTCAGTCAGGGCCTGAACCGCGAGGTTCTGGAAGCCATCGCGAATATTGAACGGTTCGGCCTTCGTTTCGATGCCGGTGATGAGGGCGTGACGTTGGCCGACATGGCCGGTCAGGTCATCATGAATATCCGGCAGGCCGAAGCCTTCCTGAATAATGTCAGCTTCTATAATCAGGGTGTCGCCCTGATGGACACCATGGCGGCGGGCATTCGGGCGCGAGCGGCGGTCGTGACGGCGGAAATCCAGAAGATGGCGCAGGCGGTGCGCGATCACCTTCCGTCATCTCCTGCCAAGGTCGGGCCGCTTTCTGACATTCACAAGCTGAAATTTGCCGAAACTATTGCTTCGTCCATCCGGCCTGCGCCGATGGTCAAGGCCATGAGGGGCGCGGCGGCGGCAACAATGGCCGCAGCAAGCATCACGGGCGCAACGGTCCCGGTTTCGGCCCAGCCTGTCGCGGGTGCGGCGGTTCGTTCAGAAGTCGCAGCGCGCAGCCAGTCAGCGTCCATCGCACAATCACAATCCGGCGGCGGCATTCATATTGAGTACAAGCCGACCATCCCGCTTTCTGGCGATGCACAGGGTGCAAAGGCCGACATCAAGAAAGAGCTTTCTGCTCATGCCCGCCACATCGCCCAGCTCGTTGACGAAGAGCAGCGCAAACGCAACCGGAGAAAGCCATGATTTATCTCTTCGGCTCCATCCCGTTAGGAATTGCGCCTCTGACTGGCCCGACTGCGCATTCCTATGATCGCGCTGCCACATTCGCGCAGCATGCCCCGACACGTGGCAAGCCGGTGTTGCAGGAGATTGGCGAGGAACTGGATCGCAAGGAATTCAGCTTTTTCTTTTCCGAGGAATTTTGCACACCGGCAACGGAACTGGCGAAGCTGGAGGCCGCTTTCGCCTTGAAATCGCCGCTTCCTCTGGTTCTCGGCAACGGTGTCTTCAACGGCAAGCGTTATGTCGTGGACAGCCTGTCCATCACCATTGTCAAAACCAGTCTGGTCGGCGTTCCGGTGCGGATTGAGGCGACAATCACGCTTCTGGAAGACCCGATTGCCGGTGGCTTGTTCTCACTCATCACCTCTATCGCCAAATCCCGCGCCCCGGCCATTTCAAAAGGTGCCGCTCAAAATCCGCAGGTGAAGAAATGAGCGCAAAGCTGACAGGCGACTATTTCGATCATGTGACCGTCACCGGCGACCGCTGGGACTTGCTCGCCTACGCGCCGTCTGAACGCTATCCGTTCGGCCCTTGATGCTGCGACGGACTTTGCATCGGCTGCGCGATCTCTTCTTCAGCTTGCCGTCAAATGGACACCGGATGCGTTAGCAAATCTGCTTGGCGACGGGCTGGAGCTGGCGGCGCTCCATGGCCGAGAAGATGCATTCCGTGATGGTGAGCAAGAGGCGGGGAGCGCGACAGCGCGACAGGGATTAAAGAAACTTCCGAGCTTTGCTGAAGCGGATGTTTTCAATCAGCCGTTCCGCGAGCAGATTGAGTTTCTGCGCCAGAAACGCGCCAAGCCGACCAAGTCATGGCTTGATGCCATGCGCGGCACTCATGATCGCGCCTTTGTCATTTCGGGTGCCACCGACCTTGATATGATCGCGGATTTCCAGACAGCGATTGCTAACGCTGCTGAGCAAGGCCGGACGTTAGAAGACTTCCGCAATGAGTTTGATCTCCTCGTCGCGCGATATGGCTGGCAATATAAAGGGGAACGCGGCTGGCGCACCCGCGTCATCTTTGAAACCAATCTGCGCACCTCGCATATGGCCGGTCGGCTCAAGCAGATGCGCGACCCGGATGTGCTGAAGCTGCGCCCGTACTGGGAATATATCCATGGTGATAAACGTCAGCCGAAAATCCCGCGTCCGCAGCATCTGGCATGGCATGGAAAGATTTACCGCCATGATGATCCATGGTGGGTGAAACATTTTCCGCCGAACGGCTGGCTTTGCTCCTGTGGCGTGCGCAGCCTGTCGTATCGCGACCTGACCAAACGCGGCAAGACTGATCCCGATCCATCGCCTGAAGAACTTTTCGTGCCTGTGATCGATCCTGCGACCGGCAAGCTCATCGAACATCCGCAGGGGATCGATTACGGCTGGGATTATATGCCGGGTGATTTGTGGGAACGCGGCCTGACGCCGTCCAGTTTGCTGGATGCAGGTCGGGGGCTGCTCGACAATCCGCGCATGGCGGTTGAGATCGACCGACCGGAACCGATTGAAGACTTGCTGGAAAAAGCAATCCCGCTTGCTTCAAAGCCTCTGAAAGGGGGCTTGAAGGCGGAAGATTACGTCAGCGCCTTCTTGAAACCGTTCGGGGCGTCTATCGGCAGGGCCGTGTTGTTTCAGGATAAGTCCGGCACCAAGCTCCCGATCTCCGATCAGCTCTTCCGTGATCGTTCTGGCGCTTTGAAGGTGTTGAAGGGAGATCGCGCCACGGTCACGCCGCTTCTGGCTGAAGCGCTGATCGACCCCGATGAAATCTGGGTTGGCGTCGCCCGCAAGAAGGACCCGGTTTCGCCTGATCTGGAAGAACTTGTCGTTGACCGGCGTTATATTCGCGCTGATCGGAAAACCGGCCTGATGGTCGTTTTTGAGATCGGGGAAAAGCTGTGGGAGGCCATCACGGCTTACAACACGACCGACAAGGCCGGTAATCCCGATCTAAGAACGCTGGATCGACGGCGCGGCGGCAAGCTCGTCTACAAACGACCGGCAAAATAAAAGGCCGGGGTGATCCGGCCTTGTGTCAGGGAGCTACCATGACCATCACCGGTCCTCGCGTTGCTGACAATCTCAATATAGTGCCAGAACAGGAAAAAGTCCAATGACCGGCATCAGCTACAAAACCACGATTGACGATGCTGATATGCGCGAGAAGCTGGCCGAGCTGATTGGCAAGATGCAACGGCCTGTCGGCTTCTACAAGAATGTTGGCGAGCGGCTGCTTGAATCGGTCGACAACAACTTCGACAATGAATCGGCTCCCGATGGAACAAGATGGGCACCGTTGTCGCCGGTCACACGAGATAGACGATCACGATTGTACGGAAATGCCCCGATGACAATCCTGCGCGCTTCTGGTCATCTGAAGGAAACAATCAATTCAGAGGCAAGCGATACCGAGGTTCGGATTGGATCGGCACTGGTCTATGCTGCCATCCAGCATCTGGGCGGTGAGTCAAAGGGCTTTATGAAGGGAGCCGTCATTCCGGCCCGGCCTTATCTCGGCATATCGCCTGCCGATGAAGAGGAAATTTTTGCCATTGCCGAAGGCTGGCTGGGAGTGGAATGACGCATTGATTTTTCGCGGCACAGAAGCGTAGAAGATGAGCGGACGCCCGGAACTACCGATTTTGGATTTGCCCTGCGTTAGAGGCGCGTTAGAAATCGAATGAAAGGGCATGGCGATGATAGTCTGTGATGCAAATCGTAATCGGACCTTGAAACTCATCGCATCCTGACGCATTGTCGGCTCGCAGGCAGCTTGATGATTGACCGGACATCGCGTCCGGTCATTTTGTTTTCAGCCATCCCGCATTGTCGCTTCAGATCATTTCTGGAGCCGACATGCCGACCGCATCAGCAACAAATCCAACCGCCCGTATTGAGGTTTTCCGCCCCGGCACATTTACGCCGATGGAAGGCGCTGCCATCACCTATACCGCTGCGGACCTGAAGGCGATTGCCGACTGCTACGATCCCGAAACCGCACCCGCACCCTGCGTTGTCGGTCATCCTTCGACCGATGCGCCGGCCTACGCATGGGCGAAGGGCTTTGAATATGATGCCAGTACGGAACGCCTCTATGCGACCGTTGGCGAGATCGAGCCTGCTTTCTCGGAAGCCGTAAAATCTGGCCGCTATAAGAAAGTTAGCCTGTCTTTCTTCCGTCCCGATCATGCGGCGAACCCGGTTCCCGGCACATGGTATCCGAAACATATCGGGTTTCTCGGCGGTGCCGCGCCCGCTGTGTCGGGCCTGAAGAACGTCCAATTTTCGGCGGCGGATGCTGCCGTCACGGTCAGCGCCGAGTTTGGCGAGCGTGGCTTTGAGGACACCGCCAGCATTTTCCGCATGATGCGCGATTTTCTGATTGAGAAATTCGGGCTGGAAGATGCCGACAAGGCTTTGCCCGCCTATCGCATCGAATGGCTCTCGGAAACCGAGGTCGAAAAGCCGTCTGTCCGCCCATCTTTTTCAGCCCAGCCCGAAAACCCGAAAAAGGAGCCTGCACCTGTGACGCAGCCCAGCCAACAGCCTGATCCAGCTTTTGCCGCCCGCGAAGCTGACATTGCCGCCCGCGAAGAGCGCATCAAGAAGCGCGAGCAGGAGGCGATCCACGCCGACAACGTGTCTTTTGCGGAAAGCCTCGTCAAAGACGGCAAGCTTTTAGCCGCCAGCAAGGACAAGGTGGTTTCGCTGCTCGATGCGCTTCCAGCCGATACCGCTGTTTCTTTTGCTGAAGGCGAAGCCGCCGTTCCGGTTTCAAAGGCCCTGCGCGACATTCTGGCAGCACAGCCGAAGGTGGTTTCGTTCGGCTCGCTTGAATTGCCTCAAGAACCGGGCGCTGGCGGTGCCGCATCCTTTGCGGCTGATGGCAAGGCCGTCGATCCATCCGACATGCAGCGTCATGCCAAGGCGATTGCCTATCAGAAGGCACATCCCGGCACTGCTTATCTCGACGCTGTTAGCGCCGTTTCGTAACCGGAGATTTTTGCCATGCAGTTTTTCCATTCCGTCTTCAGCGACACGATTACCGCCACCACGCTTTTCGACGCCTATGACCTTGTCGGTTTCGATGACGGCAAGGTGACGGTGGATGACGCGCCGGTGAAGGCCGTTGCGCTCAATCCGGCAACCGAGGTCGGTCTTGATGTCGCGGGCATGATGATCGGCACCGTTCGTATCCGCGCCAAGGGTGCCATTACCAAGGGCCAGAAGGTCGTTTCAGCCGCTGCCGGTGGCGTGAAAGCCGCCGCCGCCGATTCCGCCAATGCTTTCGCCCGCGCCCTGACCGACGCGGCGGACGGCGAATTCGTCACCATCCTCGTCAAGTAAGGACCATTTGATGTCTAAGGCTCTCAATCAGCGTACTGCCGCCGTTGTCGATCCAATTCTTTCGACGCATGCGCGTGGATATCGCAATTCCACTTTCATTTCCGCCGATCTGTTCCCGCGTGTCTCGATCCCGAACCGCTCGATGCGCACGATCCGTTTCGGCAAGGAAAGCTTCCGTCTGCTGAATACGCGCCGTGCGCCGGGTGCCGACCGCAAGCGCATCCAGTACGGCTATGCCGACGATCCTGTCTCGCTGGCACAGGATTCCCTTGAAGCGGTCGTTCCAACCGAGCATCAGGAGGAGGCGGAGGCCACGCGTGGCTTCCGGCACGGCTGTCATCTTCGCCACCGATGCCGATCTGATCATTCCGGCTGGAATGACGGCAGGCGTCGTTCGTGCAACAGCGCAGACGCCGGGAGCTGCATTTAACGGCCTCGGCGTGGGTGTGGTTTCTGACCTGCTTGATCCGGTTGCCTATGTCGCCAGCGCCCGCAATGTCACCACCATTGCGGGCGGCACGGATGATGAAGAGCTGGAGCGCTTCCGCCTTCGCGTAGTCAATGCGCTGTTCACAATTGCCAAGACCGGCCCGCGCAATGGCTATCGCGAACACGTCATGGCCGTCGATCCCGAAATTGTCGATGTTGCTCCCATCCGCCCGGAGCCGGGATACATTCACATCTATCCGCTCATGAAAACAGGCCAGCCGAGCGCTGCGCTGAAGGACGCTGTGCTTGCCTATCTCGATCCAGAGACGCTTCGCGCTATGGGCGACTACGTCACAGTCCATAATCCTGTCCGTGTGGGTTTCAGCTTCACATTGACCGTGCGGTCGTTAGAAGCTGTTGCCGGTCTTGAGGATTTGGCGCGGGCGACGGCGGAAACAGCCTTCTATCCGTGGACACAGGAACTTGGCGCACAAGTCGCGCCGTCCGTCATCGTTGCAGCCGTCAAAGCGCTTCCCGGCGTGACCGATGTCTATCTTGAAGGGCTGGAGTTCACCGATCTGCCGGAAACCCATTATGCCGGACTGGATGAACTGACAATCGTTCTGGAGGTCCGGGCGAATGTCTGATCCGTTCATCCCGCTTGAGCTTGTGCCTCCCGGCGTCAACGACCGGCGCTCGCGTGATTTCGTCAATGCCTTGAGTGCGGTTCTGGCTGGCTTCCAACCATCGGCGCTGATGATTCAGGATGCATGGACGGTTCCGGCCTCCTTGCTACCGACCATGATTGTCGAGGCGGGTTTGTCCGAATTTGTGTCGGTCAATATGCGTGAAGACTTGCTCCGATCGTTGATCGCCCATGCACCTGAAATTCATGCTCGCACCGGCACGGTGCGCGGCGTCAAGCTGGCGTTAGAAGCAATCGGCATTTCGGCCCGCTGGACGCAATGGTGGCAGGAAGAACCGAAAGCCCATCACAACACGCATAAGATTGTGCTGTTTCTGTCGGATACCGTCATCAACGGCCATGCGCCGCTTGATCTTGCCAATCAGCGCGCAGCCGCCCGTGTCATCAATGCGACCAAGCGTTGGTCGCAGGATATTGCCATCCAGTACGGCCTGCGCGGCCTGTCTACCCTGTATGCCGGTGCTGCCTCGCGGCGCGGTCGTACGGTGCGCATCAACGCGCCGCAGCTCGGCTCCGACAGTTTCATCATTCCTTCCTATGCGGGAACCGGCGCACGTGCCGTTCGTGAAATCCGCATCAACGCCTTATCCACTTCCGAGGTTTGACTATGGCGCAGAACTATTTTTCCATTGTCACCAACATTGGTCGCAATAAGCTGGCCTTGAGCGCTGCCGGTGGCGCGGCGGTGACAATCACGCATTTTGCCATTGGTGATGGCAATGGTGCTGAGGTCAATCCGACTGCGGCCAGCACCGCACTCGTTAGAGAAGTCTGGCGAACGCCGGTCGAGAGCGTTGTGATCGATCCGCTCAACCCGTCTGCCGTGCTGGTTACATCCATCATTCCGACATCTGTTGGCGGCTGGTGGATGCGCGAGTTTGGCATTTTCGACGTGGACGGCGATATGGTCGCGGTCGCCAAGCCAGTTTCGCAATACAAGCCGACCGCCTTGGAAGGCCAGCTCGAAGATATCCGATACGAGTTCCAGATCATCATTGGTGAAACCGCCAATGTCACGATGCTAGTCGATCCTTCTGTTTTGCTGGCGAGCCGTGCATGGGTTGAAAGCCGAAAAGTGCCGGTGGTGCAGCTTTCTCTAACGCCGTGGGTGCCGGTCAAGTCCATGACGATCACTGCACCGCCTGCCAATCCGGCAGCTTGGGACACTTATATTATTCCTGTGGGTGCTACCGGCGCATGGACCGGACATGCACAGAAACTCGCCGAGTGGAACGGGCAGGCATGGAATATCACAGCTCCGAAAGACGGCCACGGCATCGGATTGCCGGATGGACGTGTTTTCATCCGCATTGGCGGCGTTTATGTTGAATGGCTTGCCAGCCGTGATTGGGTTAGCACCCGGAAGACACCTATCGGACAGCTCAATAGTCTGCCTTGGCTTCCAGTCAAAAGCATTACGTTGACAGCTCCTCCAACAACGCCGAGCGAAGGCGATATCTATGTCGTGGCGGCGGGAGCTACCGGCGCGTGGGCTGGAAAAGCCGGACAGATTGCGGAGTGGTCATCGGCAGCGTGGAGGTTTAGCGCTCCTTCAGACGGTCACGGCGTAAGCCTGCCAGACGGTCGCATTTTCGAGCGGATCGGCGGTGCATATGTCGAGAAAGTCGCTATCGACGCTCAGTCAGGCAAATGGAACTATGCAGTGGCTGCTGGCTCGGCCAATGCGCTTACCATCGGCCTTGACCCTGTTCTTTCAGCGTATACGGCGGGTACTGTCGTTTTCGTGAAAATAACCACGACGAATACGGGTGCCTCAACGCTCAAGATCGGGTCGCTCGCAGCGCTTCCTATCGTTCATGATGACGGAAGCGCACTGAATGCGGGTGATTTACTTGCTGGTTCTATCGCCGCACTCGTATGCGACGGAAACCGGTTCATTTTCGCAAATGCACAGCGTGGTCGCCTGATTGGTGTGCAAAAATTCGCTGGGATCGGCGCGTGGACATACACACCAACACCGGGAACGCAATCTGTTGTCGTTGAAGTGCAAGGTGGCGGTGGCGCAGGCGGCGGCACAAGGGAAACCGGCGCGGGATATGTATCAGTCGGGTCGGGCGGAGCATCTGGAGGCTACGCTCGCAGCCGAATTACCAGCGGCTTTGCTGGCGTTATCCTTGTATTCCTGCACGTTCGCCATGAACGGGACAAGGAAATCCAGCACTTGCTGGTCACCGAACAGAGCGCCGATCTTTCCGGCTGCGCCGATTGCCTCAAGCTGCTGGCGGACATAGCCGAGCGCATCCGCGCCTTTCAGTCCGTTCTTTTCCGCCGCCTTCATGTATTTTGCGAAGTCCGCTTCACCGACGCCCGTAAGCTTTCCGACTTTCTGCAACATGGCTTCCAGCGGATTGATACCCTTGGCCGTCGCATCCTGCATGACGGCCTGAATGTTGACGCCCATTTTCGCAAAGTTCTTCTGCGTCATGGGAGCAAGTGCCTTGGACAGGAAATTGTTGAAGTTATTCGCTGCGACCGATGGATCGCTCGCGCCCTTCATGGCGATCTGAAGCGAGGATGCAAGGAAGTCCACGGCCTCGCGGCCTTTAACACCGAACTTTGCGGCCTGACTGGTCAGCTGCGGGAAGTAGCGTGCCATGTCCTTCAGTTCGAAAGAGCCTTCCTTCCCGGCGATAACAAGCGCACCAAGGCTGTCCTTGATCTGGTCGGCAGGCACTTTCAGATTATTGAGAAGCGAGGTTGCCACGCCCGACATATCGGCAAATTCGGCATTCGCAGCCGTGGCGGCGCGTCCGATATCGCCAATGGTGGCATCGATCAAAGTGCGGTTCACACCGGCTGCAATCATCTGTCCGGCACCGGATGCGATAGTGTCCGAAGTCTGGCCTATCGTGAATGCCAGACCCTCGAATTGCTCTTTTGCCATCCGCGTAAAGTTGAACGCCGCCGATCCCGTCAAATCAGCGGTTCCCGCAATGTCCAGTAGTTTTTGCTGGAATGCCGCCGCTTCATGTATCGGTGCAAGAAAGCTGATACCGGCAATCGCAGTGCCAAGAACGCCAATTTTGCGGGCAAAACCTGTCAGTTTCTGAAGGCCGCTGCGAAGGCGGTTCATCGGGACGGTGAGCATGTCACGAAGCCTGACAACAACATCGAGGGCTACTGATTTTGATGCCATTCTCAATTCCTTTGGTCGGGCTTCAATTGAAAATGGTGGCGGCATCCTTCACCGCTGCCGCCACCATTTGGCGCGGGGTTATCGCGCCGATGCAAGGGCCATGGATAAATCCCTTGCAAACTGCCGGTGACCTAAGATGAGCCAATCTTAAGCCACCGTAGAGCGGGAGCGCGTCTAGCGCGTCTGCCCCGCTGGCTCTGGTGCTCTCACGCACCAGAATTCTGTTTCAGGCGTTGAAATATTTTCTCAACACCGTTTTCGGTTATGCCAAGTTTCACGGCAATCCGTGAATTGGATAGACCTTGATTTCGATAACGAACGGCACGGAAACTTCTCGCCATGGGAACATTTACGTACGAGCCGCCATAATATCGGCTAAGTATCTCTGCTGTTCGCCGATTGATAAGGCATTCGACTTGAGACGGCTTTTGTCTGCATAGTTTTGCGATAAAGAGACGCTTACCAGCAAATCTTTCCACCAGTTTCAGGAAAGCGTCATCTCCCAGATAGCCTCGCAATTCATTTTCCAAGCTGTCGATTTTGGATTTCACAGACATGGCTCAAGCCGCACTTCTTTGTCGTGTGAAAATCTTCTCAACGGCATCTTCACGTATGCCCAGTCTTAAAGCGATGTGCCTGTTGGACATTCCTTGTTGGCGATATCGAAGAGCACGAAAACTACGTGACAACGGAACGTCCAACGTTGACCCGCCGTAATATCGGTTCATAATTTCCGCAGCTTTTCGGCCAACACATTCTTCAATCGTAGTCATCCGAGAAGTTGACAAACTGGATATGTAAAGACGCGTACCTGCGAAATTATCGACCAATTTGAAGAAGTTATCTTCACCAAGATACTCGATAAGCTCCTGTTCGATATCGCTGTTGTACTTTTTCGACATGCCAAGCCTCACAGAAACGGAGGTACAACAAGTTCCACAGAACCGGCCCAGACGTTGCTTTCGCCGCCATTGATCAGCGTGGCGTTGATAATCTGGCGGGCCTTCTCCTCAAGTTCGGTCGGCACAACCAGATGCGTCGGTGTGATACCGAGCTTCTTGCCGCTGGCACGTCGATAGGACGCCATGGCAACCTTTGCGGCGACAAAGTTTTCGACCGTCAATTCCGCCTTGCTGCCATAGGCAAGCTGCCACAGGCCGAAACCAGCATTCGAGCGGCCACGCGTTCCGTAGAGATACTCACCCTTGAGAAAGACATAGCTGTCCTCATTGTTGGTGATCTGCTCGAACAGGAACGGTTGACGCTCCTGATAAATCATCGGCATCAATGGCTTGCTGCCGTCAATCAGATACCAAGCCGGGCCAACGCCAGCAGTGAAGTTGGATGCAGAGATTTCCTTGCCTTCCGCGTCATAGCTCGGATGGTCGGTGTCAAAGAAGTACTGACCGTCAAAGCACTTCGTCTTGTCGCCCTGCGCGAGCAGAGAAAACACAAGATCGTCTGGATGCATGGCGGTTTCGTAGCCGATACCTTCAAAGCGCTTGCCATAGATACCGTACTGATCGTCCTCGATATCCTTGCGCTTGACGCTCACCGTCAGTTCAAATTCCTTGTTATCCACGACATAACGGGCCGCAGACAGGGAATGCACGATCCGATCACCAATCCATTCCCGGATGCCCGGAAAGTCGGTTAGCCAGGAATAATTGTTGCCCGCCGCCGAGGACGGAATTTTCATGGCGACCTTATCCCATTTGCTGGGCGCTGCGCCGATCCCCTTATTGAACGAGGTGCTGAAACCCTGAAACAGGTCACGAAGAGAGCTTGCGTTGACGATCATTTGTCTGCCTTTGCGCCATAGGTTTTAACGTCTTCGGCGCTATGTCCGAGGTTGCGATGCACGGCAGTAAGCTGCGCTTCGTCGTCGCCTTTGCCGTTCAACTGGGAATGTTTGAAATCGAACTTGGATTGCAGCGACGTGATGAATTCGCCCACTGGCTTGCCAGCGCCTTGCAGAAAGTCATCAAAAGCGGCCTTGTTTGTCTGACAAAGGCTGACAGCCCAGTCGCGCATGAAGGGCAAGAGTTTTCCGTCGCGGATAACGAGATCAACTTCCCGCTCCGCATTTTCCTGCGATATGCCGGAACGGAGCTTGTTGAGTTCAGCAGCGGTCTGGGTGAACATCTCAATAGGCACGTACTTTGCAGGATCGACGCTGTGGCGGCTCTGCTTGAGGCCATTGATCGCGGCAAGGATCGACGCACTATCTGCGTCTTCACCAAGGTCCAATGCTGTACGCAATGCCGCAAATAGCTGTTCAGGGTCCATTACAGCGCCTTTCTGCGCTGAATGTAGCGCCGTCAAAGAAGTGAGGTTGGGATCGTTCGTGAGGGCCGCGCGCAGAAGCTTGCGAACAGCATAGGGAGGTTTGGCCGAGCGCGTGAAAACCGGGGAGAGATACCCATAGGACTTGCTTTGCATGAGCGAACGGCCTTCCGGCGTCCATTCGACACGTCCCCAGATGCCGTTATCGCGTTTCTGCAATTCCACGATCCAGCCGCGAGCCGGTGAGGCAAATCCCTGTTTAGCAGCAAGGTCCGTCGAATGGTTTTCATCCACGGCAAGCTTGCGGCCTTCCTGCTGGAACTGCGCTATCAGCTTGTCGGCGTCATCGTTGTGATACGGCCCACGACCATCCGCACCGGAAAACTCGCCCAGTGGAAGAAGATGCAGCCATTCAGGAACGCTGTTGTCCGCTGCATGAAGAGCGATAGCGCCCATGGCAACAGCATCGACAGCGGCATTCGACAGCCCTGTCATGGGTGCACCTGCAATGGAAAAAAGGAACGATAGCAAATCATATCCGGTCTCTTGGTTTACCGGATGAATATCGCCCGCCAAGGCGGGCATAATCATGCCCGCCTTGGCGGGCGGGGATATCTGAAACTTGTTGAGAAAGGTGGGATAAGCAGCCGTTGCAATTAGGAAAAAGGCTTATCCAGACAGGCGGAACCTACATCAAACCATGTCACAATGCAAATCGGATTAAAGCGACCACAGAGGCGCAAAAGCCATTATAGACGCACATAGAAGGCCGGAAGGCGAAGAAACGCGCCCACGGCCTTCAAATCGGCTTCAAATTCGATTTCAGCATAGACCCAAGCACACCAGAACGTGGGCGGCTTCCTCGACGGTCGGCAAAGCCACATCTGGCGGCAAGCGTTCAGGCAACAATTCCCACGCCTCGGTTATGTCTCCATCGGTTTCCTTGCGCATGATACGAACAAGCGGAAGCACCCATGGCGGCGCTGTATTGGCTGGCGGCGTAGAACGCCGAGGCGGGGCGTCTGGAATATCGGGAACCACCGGCAATGCGGCGTCAATCGGCGGCAGATCGAGAATGCAGGATATCAGTGCATCGAAGCTGCGGGCCGACAGGCTGGACACATGATACATATGCGTCCATGTCGAACCGATCCGCACCTTGCGGCGCTGCCAGCCTTCCTTGCTGGCTTTCCGGCTGATCGCTTCCGGCGTAGCTGGCAGACCCGGCAGCGCCTTCGCCGCCAGTTCCGTGGCGGTGAACCATTCGCGAATATTATCCGTATTGCGCATGATGCGCAGCAACAGCGTTTCGAGATATTTTACCCGACGCTGGCAATACGACCATTCCTCGGCAGGAACCGAGACTGTCAACTCAAGACCTAACGACACAACTCTACCCTCGGCGCTCGCCTCATGGACGGCACTCTGCTGACTACCCTGTTTTACGCTGATCCGGGCCGAGACACCCGGTATGCATTACACCTTGGACACTCGGTCCATCATTCCCCGTATCTGTTCTTCAAGCTGGATAACGGCGTCATCACCAATGGCAATGCACAGCCTCGACCGTGCGAAGCGGTCAAAGACCCGATCAAAGCCGACACGGCGCGTTGCCACGCCGAGCGCGTAGTAAGCGCGCACATCGGACAGGACACGCCGGAAGGCGGTTAGCGTCGGCATGAAGGTCCGTTTCAGAAGCCCGGTTTCGATCTCGACCGCCAGCACATAGTTGCCGAACTGTTCAATGCTGCGCCTGCGAATGGTCGCAGCGCTCGCGCCCGGATCAATTACATGCTCGCGCCGGATGAAGGCGAACAACTTGCCGCCTTCTGCCGATCCAACAAAGCTTCCACCATCACGCAAAGCCAGCGCGTCCAGCGCTGGCCGTGGCGGCGAGAAGCGGCTCTCGAAATCAACGATGCTCTCAAGCGGCAGTGACAGGTAATGATATTCAAAGCCGCCACCTGTCCGCTTCCGTGGTCTGGATAAAGCTTGATTGACGGGTGAACGTTCAATGAGCTTGGCTACGCCCCGCTTTGTGTGTGGCATGCCGTTTAGCTTCAAGTCAGCAATCTCCGCTGGTGATAACCAGCTTTCAATAGTGGATTGAACCGCCATAGCTTCATTACTCATTGACGGCTCTCCCCTGATCTGGCGCGACGTTCGTCTTTTTGCCACGCAACTTGTTTGCCACACGCTCTGTTGATGCCTTGTCGTCAGTTTGGCTTGAAACTTCGCTCATCACGCTTTCCGGCATTGTTTCAATGAATATCCGAACGCGTGTCCGGTCCAGCGCTGTGAGTGCGGCAATTTCATCAACCGATTTACCCTCACTGTGCAGACGGGCAATAAGAAGCTGGTTCTGATGATAATAGTCGGTTCCCGGTACAGCAGAAACAGGCGTTGCGGCTGCGGGCATTTCCGTCTCAACCCTATTTAGTACCAACTTGGTACTTAATTGATCCGCTTGCTGCTTCAGGCCCGAAAAATCACTTCTGATCTGCTGGTGAAGGCGCTCAAGCTCCTCGCACTGTGAACTGAGAAGATGATTAACGCCACTGGCGACATAAGAGAAGTCGTCACCCTGTTCGATTGCAGATGTGATCAGATGATTGAAGGCGCGAATAGCAGAAATCGACGCCTCAAGATTGTTGAGGTTATCAAACATGTCCAACTCCTACGTGCTTATCAAGGCACATTAAAGCTGCGGTCGGCGCAGCAGCCGGGAGTTGATAACCGTGTAGGACGGCAACATGACCTTTAGGCTTTCGCCTTGGACATTCGCCAT